AGGTAACGGAATATGTTACAAAGGTAACGGGTAGGTAACGGAATATGTTACTAAGGTAACGCAAAGGTAACCTAGACATATCAAGGCATAAGAGGATTATGCCAAGGTTTACTAACGGGGTGATAGGCATATATACAACAGTTGAGAGTGTAAGGAATTTATGCAAACTTATAAATGTGGAAGTTGTTCCAGGAACTGAAGTCGAGGAATGTATTCGAAAAGCTCAAAACCGCATTGATAATGTGTTGCGCCGCCGGTACCAGGTGCCTCTTGTAGAACCTGTGCCGCAAATCGTTAACAGCGTAGCGGCTGACATGGCGGCTGCCTTCCTGCTCGATAAGCATTATTCCGATCGTTCGCCGGACAGGACACATTTAGCAGATATTTACACAAAAAGAGCAGAAACCGATCTTGAGCGAATAGTGAATGAAGGAACAATTGATGATTTGATAGGAGTAGTTGAAAATGAGCCGCCGGTACCTATTTCACGGCTGGTTATCGCTACAACTACACCAGAAAAAAGCCCTATAAAGGAAATAAAATGGTGAGTGCATGAGAATATACGTTAAAATTGAAGGCTTAGATGAAATACAGAGGAAGCTTGGGAGAACGGCCCGGCGGGACGTAAAGATACCCTTGAGTAAAGCCGGAGAGATTATCTACGGCTCGGTGATTCGCAACTTCGAGGAACAGGGCAGGCCGAAATGGCCGCCCAGGAGTCCCTTGACGCAATCAGTTATGGAGGGAGCTTATATGGAGAAAGTATCCGGAACGAAAAGATACCAAAAAGCTGTACGCGGGAAGACTAAAGCAGGGATATTGCATAAAGCGGTTGAGACGGCCCGGGGACATAAAATATTGCAGGTTTCGGGGGACTTAAGAAAATCAATTACGATTGATCCTGGGGAAACAGAGGTGCGCATAGGCGTTCCAGATTCTATAAAGTACGCACGGATTCACCAATTTGGCGGTGTAATCAGGCCGAAACGGGGAAGGTTTTTGCGGATTCCGACAGCTTCTGGAGGAATATTTATCCGCCAGGCCAAAATCCCGGCCAGGCCGTTTTTGATGATCCAGAAAGAAGATGAGGGGCCTATTATCAGGGTGTTTCGGGATTGGATGGTGGAAGCAGCTAAATGACGCAGATAGATGAGATTTTAAATAAAGCTGTTGAATTGCTTGAAGCCTATCCGGGGTTGAGCGAAGTAAAAAAATGGCACAAGGTGGATGGGATGATCCCTGCGGCTCATCCCTGCGGCAGCGTAAGCCCGATTCAGGAAGACTTTGATCGAATTACTAAAGATAAATATAAGTCAACCGCTAGATTTGTTGTATATGTTTACTTGCAGCACGCTAACCCGGAAACTGGTGAGCAGGAAGTAAGAGTGCTTGCGCACAATGTAAGACTGGCGCTGACGGCGGATAAATTAAGCAAAAATGATGGTGTTTTGGACAGTAATATATATAGCATCAAATACATGACAATAGATGCTAGCTCAACCTTACTTTTGCATGCGGCTGAAATAAACTTTCAGGTTAAATATGCTTTAGAGTAATTTAAAGAAAGGGGCTGATTTAATGCCTGCGGTAACTGGAATTAATTTCTTATTAAAAGTGAATACCGGCACGGAAGGCGCGCCGGTTTGGACAACTGTGGGGGGCCAGAGGGATGGTACCCTGAGCCTGGACAGCGATGGAATCGATGTGACAAGTAAAGACAACATGGGCTGGGCGGATGAAATCGTGGGAAATAACTCCTGGAGTATGGATTTTGAATCCCTCATGTTAGAAGATGACGCCGCATTTTTGGAACTCGAAGATGCATACATGGGCCGGGCGTTGGTGCAGGTCAGGTTCAACACGCCGGCAGGAAAGACATACACCGGCAAGGCCCGCGTAACTTTGGAGTACAGCGGTCCACATGATGATATGTTAACCCTGTCCGGCACGTTGACGGGCGCCGGCGCATTGGTGAAAGCTTAAAGGGGGTGTGAAGATTGGCGACACTAACTAAATATATAGTTGACCTGGATGGCGGTAAGCCTTCTTTTGTGGCTGCAGCTGTTGGAGGAGATGACTTCGTTAATTCGGGAAAGAATTTCCTGGTGGTCAAAAATGGCGGAGCCAGTAGTATAGACGTGACAATAGACTCTGTTGCACTTTGTAGCTACGGCTTTGATCACAATCTGGTTGTCCCGGTGGCGGCAAGTGGGGAGGAATGGATCGGGCCTTTTCCGAAAAGCAGGTTCAATGATGAAAATGGAAAGGTGAATGTTTCATATTCTGGTGTAACATCAGTAACGGTAGCTGTTGTTGAGCTGCCATAAATTTAAGGGGGATAAAATGCCAAGAAGTAAAATAGTAACAATAAATGGTAAACAGATAACGGTGAAAGAACATAAAATTAAAGAACTTCGGGATGAGATTATCCCGAAATTTTCTGCCGTATTGGATACACAAGAAATTGCTTCCAAGGGAATTAAAGACCTTATTCCGATATTTGAATCTAAAATAGTAGAATTCTTCCCGGAGGTAACAGAAGCAGATATTGATGAAAGCTATCCTTCGGAAATTGAGGCTTTGATTGAAGCCTGGGTGGAGGTAAATTTTACTGGACTAAAGAAACTCTACAAGCCGCTGCTGTCTTTAGCCCAGATGGGTATGGTCAAGTAACAGTATTGCTGGCCAGGGAATTGGGCTGGACGCCGGAGGTCTGGTTGGAAATGACGGTAAGCGAGTTAGAGGAAATTCTGAAGAATTTAACTGAAATCCGGGAAGCAGAAGAATATCAAGAGTGGCACCGGTTTGCTTTTCTTGCCTCTGTGGTTGCAAACGTGAACCGGGGCAAGAAGGGCAAGCGGCTTAAGCCGGAAGATTTCATCGGGAAACCGCCCTGGGAGAGGAAGAAAAAACATACCGCTCCAAGTGCTGAAGAGCGGCGCAGGGAACTGGAAGAGTTGAAGCGGATGCTGGAGGAGAATTAAACAAAAGTTATTTATCTCCGGCTTTCTTTGTTATCACAAGATAATAACTTGTAATTTCAGGTATTGTTATTGGGGCCCCAGTCCAAGGCGTATAAGTTTTGAGCCCTTTTACAGTACCCCATATTTCTACAGTATCGTACTCTAGTATGCGGCCGGCGTTATCTTTTCGGGTAATATAAATAATCTTATTTGATTGAACGAATTCTCCTGGTTTTGGTTTTGCGACATCTATTCTGAGTATTGGTGGTGACTCAATAACCTGGATCACGTTGCCGGTATAATGTACCTTTTGCCCGGTTAGTTGCTTAGCATTGCGAGCTAGATCGTCATAAGGAATATCGATGGCCGAAGTCCTGATTTCCTCTAATGATGGGGTTGGTGTTGCCGTTTTATCTGGTGTATGGGTTGCTGCAATACAGAGAGTGATAAAAGAAGCAACAGCTAAAATAGTTATGTTTTTGTATTTTAATCCTTTGTGAAACAATGCTCTGGTAAATAACATAATTACAGCAACAGCCAAGCCGATTAAACTGCTTAATCCAAGGATTGGTGCAAGCACCTGAGATGTTTTGTTGGAACTAACTAATAAACCGATTAGAAATATGAGAAAAAATATTGCAGCTGATACAACAAGAATGATTTTAAGCGTATTAAGCAGAGTTACTGGCCGTGATTTAAATTCCTTTAGATACTCCTCTTTATTAAGTGGTTGGGCGCTAAAAGTAGTATCTAAAAGCCAATGCCCGCAATGGACTACAATATTTAACCTTCTCAGGATTGATTGTTTTACAAATTGGGCATCTATAGCCGAAAATATCATCACTCACATTATCTACCTCCTTAAAAATTTTATATTGATTTTATCACATGAAGGCGGTATCTGTCATGAAAGTCGGCGAACTTTTTATAGCCCTGGCGCTGGATCCAAAAGAATATCAGCAGGGTCTGCGCAAAGCCGAGAGAGACTCTGAGGTTTTCGCAAAGAATGTTAAGAAAAGCCTCTCCAGCATCGGAGAAGGATTAAAAAATGCCGGGCAGCAGCTCTCTCTTTTTTTAACTGCCCCTCTAGCATTAATTGGCCGCAACATGATTAAAATGGCGTCAGAAGCGGTTGAAAGCGAGAATTTGTTTGAAGTTTCGATGGGTAACATGGCCGATGCCGCTAGGCAATGGAGTGAAGAAATCGGCAAAGCTTTGAAAATGAACCGCTATGAAATACGACGTAATGTATCAACATTCAACGTGATGTTCGGATCAATGGGCTTTGGCGAACAGGCTGCTTACGATATGTCACGGGGTTTAACACAACTTGCTTATGACATGGCATCTTTCTATAATTTGCGCCCGGAAGACGCCTTTATGAAACTTCAGGCTGGCATCACTGGTGAAGTTGAGCCGTTAAGGCGGTTGGGAATTCTGGTGAACGAAACTACTACAAAACAATGGGCGCTGCAGAAAGGTTGGATTAGAGAAGGACAGCAACTTTCAGAGAATCAGAAGGTACTTGCCCGGTACAATGTGATTATGGAGGCAACACGTAAAGCACAGGGGGATTTAGCGCGTACGATTGACAGTCCGGCGAACGTTGCTCGCGCTAGGGAAGCCGCTATGGCGGAGGCTCAAACCAAAGCGGGAAAAAATCTTCTTGAGGCATACAAAAAAATTAATCTGGCCCTGGGCAGAGTAGCAGAGATGTTTCTTAAATTATCTCCAGGAATGCAATCGGCGGCGGTCTGGATGGGGGTTCTGGCTGCTGCAATCGGTCCTTTGCTCTATGGCCTGGGAATGCTAATTATTATTGGGCCAAAACTAGTACTTACTTTTAGAGCGTTTTCGTTGGCTGCCATTGCCGCAAAAGCGGTAAATCTGCTTAAATTTGCCGTCCAGGGGCTGTTCTTTGCTCTAACGAAAAACCCCATTGTAGCAGCGATTATGATTGTTGTTGGTGCTTTGCTTGCACTGGCTATATCAAGCAAGACGGTGCGTGATTGGCTTGATCAGGTAATAGCCCGGTTGCTGGCGCTGGCCGGATTGGATTATAGTCCTCCGGCAATGGAAGGTGCTGATCCTGCGGATGTCGCTGCTGCATATGATGAATATGCAAAAAGTCTGGCAGGCGTAGGTGATGGATTCGGGGATGCCGGCGATGAAGCCAAGGGAGCCGGCAAGAAGATAAATAAATTCCTGGCTGCTTTTGACGAGGTGTATCAGGTCAGCGAGGATACTGGTGATGCTCTGGGCGATGTGGGCGACATACTGGATGGCATAGAAAAGATACCTCCGCCGCCGGATGGCGGTGAGCCTCCCGCTCCAGGAGGCGGTATCAAGTTTCCAGAGATACCGACAACGATACCACCAATTCGGTGGGACGGGATAATACCTCCTCCTGGGGCAGTAGCCGAAGCGCTGGAAACAGCCTTGGAAAGAATCAGGCAAGCTGCAATGCAACCAATTCCGGTAACAGCTTTGCCAAGATTAATTCCCCAACCTGAAACCGTTCCTACATGGGAATATGTTTTGAAACGAATTAAAGAACTAATATTACAGCCGTGGCCTGTGGTGCCTTTACCTGTGTTGACTCCGTTACCGAGCCTCATACCACTTTGGGAAAATGCCCGACAAGGGGTATCAATAGCTTTAGATTGGATAAAACAAAAAGCTTCTGAGTTTAAGCTTCCAAACCTGATGCCGCTACCGGCATGGGTTCCGTCATGGCAAACCGTGACGACTGGGATTGTAACGGCGTGGCAATCTGGAAGAGATAATATAAATAGACTCACGCAAGATACGTGGAATACTGTCAAGTCACATTACGACAGGGCAAAAGATTTCGTCTCTCCCGGGGTTCAAAATGCCTTATCTTGGATAAAACAAATGTGGCAAGATCATAAAGTAGCAATTCTGGTGATAGCCGGTCTGATTATCGCCGGCATTCTGCTGTGGTGGCTGGGCATTCCTGCGGCAGTCATAGCGGCAATATCTCCACTTTTGCCTGCAATAGGCGCATTTTTATCCAAGATACCACCGCAACTTCAACAAATGATAGCGAGAGCATTGCAATTTGTTCAGCGATTACCAGGACAAGCAGCGGTATATTTTCAACAAATGATAACCAGGGCACAAGGGGTTTTTAACCAGTTGCCCGGCATAGCAAAAGCTAATTTTGATGGAATAGTGAGATGGGCCGGACAATTGCCTGGTCAAATTTGGAATGCAATAAAAAACATACCAGATATAATTTTTAACGCGTTCAAAATACCGAGGTTACCGAAACCCGCCTTTGCTGTGCCTGGCGCTGCCTCCGGCGGTATCTTTATGAAACCCTCAATAATCGGCATCGCTGAAAAAGAGCCAGAAGCAGCTATACCACTCAGCCGATTGGGAGAGATTGGAGGCGGAGGCGGGGATATTCATCTGCATGTTGGTGTCCTTGTTGCCGACGATCGAGGCCTTAAGGAGCTTGAAAGACGCCTGAAAAATATCCGTTTTTCTGAAGCGGCACGGGGGGCGATATAATGGCGCTAATTATTGGTGGCGTGACAGTCAAAACTCCTCATGAGATGCCAATCGAAAAGTACAATTTAACTAAATCGGGCAGAGTGACTTCCGGCAAGATGACCATGGAGCTGGTTGCCCAAAAACGGAAGCTGAATTGCAAATACAACGCCATTCGGGAAGATGATCTTCAGGTAATTTTGAATAAGGTTTACGACCCTGCAAATATGTTTTTCTCTGTGACCTATGACGATGCCGGAGGTTCGCATACAATGACTTGTTACGCCGGAGCCATCAAAGGCGAACCATTCAGGAAGGACATAGATGAAGTCTGGCTCTGGAAAGATGTCGAATTCGCTCTCATTGAGCAATAAATAGCGAGGTTTACAATGATACCAGTAAGTGATGAATATAAAGTAAAAATAAATGCTGATGTAAGAAGAATAGTACCAAAAGTAGAGGTATATTTTGATGGGGACGGTCAACCACCCATAATTTTTAATCAAGATAAAGTTATAAGCATTATTCTACTTGAGGAGGCCCATGCGGAATCCGATAATCCTTTGGGCCTGGTATCGTCAAATGAAGTAACCATCAGTTTTGATAATTCAAGTCGAAATTTTACCCCGACAAATTCAGCCAGTCCCTACTACGGCAAACTTAAGCCGAATGTCCTGGCCAAGCCATACCTGGGTTTGGAAATCTCTCCTGGAATATTTGAGTATATTCCATTGGGAGTATTCAAAACTGGTGATTGGTCTGCGCCTTCCGAATCTGTGGAGGCAACTGTCACTGGCTATGACAAGCTTTATGAGCTGGGAAACAAAGACGCTCCTATGTTGCCGGTGCAAACAAATATAACTATAGCTGGAATGTTTAAGCTGCTTTTTCAAGTTCTCGGATTAGCGCCTGACCAATATGAAATAGACGCAAGCTTAAATCAAATAATACAAATTGGATGGTTACCCAAAGGGAGTGTGCGAAATGCTCTGCAGATATTAGCGATTGCTGGGAATTGTAATGTATCCGTAAGCCGGCATGGGGTTATCAAAGTTAAAAACAATTTCAAATCCGGCAATGCGGTGGCTCTTTTAACCAACGACGACCAAATTATTTCTGCGGAAAACCCGCAGAAATATTTGGATACATATAACAAAGTATCTATACTTTACAAAACACCGTATCTTAAAAAGTCTGATTCATTGTTAAAAATAGATTCGATCGTTATACCGAACGGTAGTATTGCTTTAGAAAAAACTGCATTTTCATCCGGCCCGGCGGCTGTAATTGATCAGGTCAGGCTGATTGGAGCGAAAAATTCAGCTATAGCAGCAATTGAATATGGAACATGGGAAATAACGATACAGATAACTAATCCTGGTGCGGCGGAAACCGTCGCTCTGGAGGTAATTGGCAAAGTGGTGGACATGATAAGCTCAAGTTGCACCCTCCAGGATAATGATCTGATTAATGCCTGGGGATCAAAAGAATTAAAAATAGATAATCAGTTGATTCAAAACAAAGATGCAGCTAAATCATATGCTGAATCTCTCTTATGGTTAGTAAAAGATCCATATATGAACTTCGCTTTAGATATTCGGGGAGACCCGGCGACAGAAGTAAATGACATCATACAAATAAAAGACCCAATAGATAAGATTGGAACCGTCGATATAGCGCCGATTCGCTTATCACTTGACTATGATGGTGGTTTAAATGCCAGGATGGAGGCAAGAAAACCCATAGTGCCTTTTGGCTGGGTGTTTGTATCCCCTGGTCTTTATGTATACGTTCCCAGAGATGTAAGCGGCGGAATGATTGAAGAATGGACATTTGTTTCACCTGGGTTAGCAACCTTAATAAGGAGATGATGAGATGGCAAATTTGAAACTTGATGATAGCGGAAGACCAATACCACAAATACAGAATGAAGCAGGAACAGAATTTTTACCCTGGAAAGGAGAAAACGATGCCGGTCGGATCACTGGCGATGTGGCGCATGATACCGCCGATAGCGGAAAGCCGGTCAAGATCGGCGGCAAGGCGGTTGATCCTGCGGCACTTCCTGCTGACGTGGCGGCCGCTGATAGGGTAAATGCGCTGTATGATCTTAAAGGTCGCTTATTCGTTCGGCAGGACGTAGCTTCGGCTTTGCCTGCCGGTGCAGCAACTGAAGCGAAGCAGGATGCCATTATTGGGTATATTGATGCTCTCGAAACACTTTTGGCTGCAATCAAGGATACTGATGGCATAAAGAAAATCACTGACCCGCTGCCGGCCGGAACAAATAATATCGGATCGGTTAACACCGAGTTTCCTGATGCGGTCGTATTGGCTGATAACGTAGCGAATCCGACTACGCCCATGGCCGGGGCGAATTTATTGCTTTATAACGGCTCGACTTGGGATCGCAAAAGAAACAATTTATCAGGCGTGCTTCTGGCTAGCGCCGCGCGAACAGAAACACTAACCACAGCAGACCAAACAAACCACAATGGGCGAGGGATACATATTGTTTTAAATGTTACAGCTATCACAGATACCCCTTCAATCACTTTAAAAATTGAAGGAAAATCAGCATCTGGAATTTATTATACCCTATTAGAAGGAGCTGCTGTAACAGGTACAGGAACCTACGTCTATAAAGTCATGCCGTGGGCAGCTCCGGTTGCTAATCAAGCTGCAGCGGATTTACTGCCTCGAACCTGGCGGGTAGTGATTACCCATGCTGATGCAGACAGCATTACATATAGTGTGGACTATGCAATAGATTGCTAGAGGTGTTATAATGGCTGATCTTGAATTATACAGCAAAAATAAACTGACAAATCCAAGCGCCGAAACCGGTGATACCTCCGGTTGGACAGCTTCCGGCGTTACTGTAGTTGACGGCGGTACAGACGGGAATAAATGCTTTCAGCTTGATATTACAGCAAATATGTATCAGGAAAAGACCGGTCTGGGGCAACCACCAGATTTCAAAATAGCTGTAGACTTTCTGCCAGAATATGAAATACCGGAAGATGAAACAGAAGTACAGGCATATTTAAAACTCGAATATGAATATGCAGATGACACTAAAGATACTTTCATTCTGCCATGTAGAGCCGAGGTAGTTGAATTATGACCTGGATTGAAGGTGAATTGCAAGAGGTTGAAATAGAGTGGCTGCACATTGAGGGCATTTGTGAAGTCAGGGATGACGTAGAACTACTAAAAGTCAAAGTAAGTGGAATTACTGATGGCTTAGACGGTTATGGTTACTTTGACCTATTTCAGCTTTGCAAGAATTTATTAAACGACAAAATAACTGGTGCTGAAATAGTTTATTTGCCGATAGATGAAATAGTCGGTTATACTGAAATCCCTGTTTTCGGCGCAGTAGTTGAATCCCAGATCATAGCAGCGCATATAGTGCCGAAAACAGCCATTACCGGCAACGATATAAATTATATGCGGCTCAAGTTGATTAATAAAGAAACCGGAGCAATCATCTGCACAAAAACATTTCTTTCTGGAACAGATGCGCCAGCTTATGAGGTGACAGATTTTGGGCCGGCAAACGAGATAGCCGGCGCGGTAAGTTTAGGGCAGGGCATCTCGTTTTTGAAAGAGGAATTTGGTAGTGGAATG